CTTCAATCCCATAACTACCTTCGTGATAAATACCACGAGCGATATAAAATATATCTTTATATTTGAATTGAGTTTCGAGCCATACGGAATGAGCCTCTGCCCATTCGCCTAAGTGTTCAAAATCTAACTTCATTATTTCCTCATTTGTTCTCATATCTATTATATTTATTATTCTTATTATTATTATACAATGATTATCCTTGCACCTGTGTATGATTATCCTGTACCTCACGGATGAACACCCTGTGTTTCTGAATATCCACATTATACTTCTGACAAATTAGTTTTAATAACTCTACTTTGTCGATGGCGTTAAATACTGCGGAGGTATTTGCCAGACTTGGAATGTTTACTTTAAATTGTTTCATTTTCTAATTCTGTTAAGTGATTAATAAGTCTATTTAAACCAGAGACAATACCTCTGTGTTCTGCCATAGTTTGTGAATCGTTTACCCATTCATCATCTGAAATAATATCAACGGATATCATCTTTATATATTCTAAACTATATTGTCTCATTTACTATATTTTTAAGTTCTTCAATCTTCTCTTTGTCTCGTTTCTCTTTCTCTTTGAAAGCTACTTCAATTATATTTGGCAACCAATCCACCAGAGTATAGGGGTCAATCGTAATTGAGTTATACTCGTTGGATAAGCATACGCCGTCATCATTTGCGTGGAGCGTAGTTATCTCATTTATATATATCCATTTGTGTTCCATATTATTTATATTTAAAATTGTTACACTGCAAACATAGACAGAAATTTATTTCCCAATGTTATGGTAATGTTAAGAAATTGTACTATATTTGTAAAACAAACTTAATAGTTTATTCATAAAAATTGTATTAATAAAGTTGAAGATACCCTGTCGAAAGATAGGGTATTTTTTTTGTACCTATTAAATTCATACAAATGGAACAAAACAATACAGGGGGTGTTAAATTCACAGGAGACTATTTTGATGAGGCGATAGAGTATGCGAAAGAAAAAGAAACGACCCCTATTGAATTTACAGAGACCCCTATTGAATTCACAAGAAAGCAAACACCTGTTTACAGTGGAGTGCTTAATTATTTCCCTGATGCGATAAGAGAAGTAGCTCAATGTTCTTATATGGGAAATCAGCAACACAATCCAGATAAACCTCTGCACTGGGATAGAAGTAAATCTGGCGATGAATTAGATGCACTAACTCGCCACTTACTTGAGGCTGGTACAATAGATACAGATGGAGTGCGCCACTCAACTAAAGTAGCGTGGAGAGCTCTTGCTAATTTACAAAAGGAAATAGAAAATGAACAAAGCGATAGCTAAAGAACTTGACTCGTTTGCAAAAGAAGTAGAGTCGAGATTCTCAAGGAAAGACAGAGAAGGTAACTTTAACAAAGAGTCATTCTCAATAAAAGAGGTTATACCAACTTCAGATTTTACAGCAACAGTTATATTTGAAAAGAATACAGGTAAATTAGCTGCATTCTTCTTTTACTATATAAATAAAGGTATGAGTAAAGGATGGAAGTACTTTGTGCCTACAGATTCACATATAGCTGGTATGAGGGGATTTGAATACTACAAGATGCAAGTAGAAAGAAGTAACTACAAAAAGAACTTCTAACGCAATATATACATCCCCTTCGGAACAGAGCGAGTAAGTAGGTATTGAATTGCGTACCGACTTCCGTCAATACTGTGATTCCAATTATCCTGTGGAATACTACCCTTTAGCTTCCAAGCATAATTATTGAACTCCTTAATTGTATTGATAGATTCTTTGTCCACTACAATGTCGTAGTCTTGCATTAGAGCGATTCCTGTCAATATACTACCCTTCTTCTTTATTGTTGGAGTTATATTGAGTCCTTTAGTCTTCAATTCACTTATCAGTCGAGGTTCACTGTTATCGCACACTATAAGCTGTTTTCCTGCGATTCTACGGCACATCTCGAATATGTTGGAGGTGGACATACCTGCTTTGTAGAAGTGCTCTCTAATCCATATTATTTTGCGTGTCTTGTCTATTGCAATCTCAGTTAAAACTGAGGGGTCTGTGGAAAATCCAAAGTCGAGTCCAAAGATTGTGTCCTGATTGTTGTCGAACTCTCCAATGCGCCAATGAGTAAAGATAACTCCTTCAGCTCTATCTAACCAGCCACCTAATATCTGGTGCTTATATTTATCTGGTCGTCTGGTTCTCATATCCTCTACTTGCGCCACAAATGATTCAGACAAGTGTTTCTTATTATCTAAGTATGTAGTGTGTACATAATTCACATTCTCCTTCTCTCCGTTGTGCCCATCAGGAATACCTCTGTTCTGAAAGAACCTCTGATATATCCAGTGCTCCTTTGTAGTAGGGTTTAGAATTAAGATACATCTGTTCTGCGTACCCATCGCCCTTACAGAGTAATCTATCTTATCAAACGATTCTTCGTCTGTAAGCTCCTCCGCCTCATCCAATACAAATGTAGTAACACCCTGAATGGACTTTAGCTTTGCAGTTTGGTCTCCACTGGCGGTTTTGATACCACTGAAGAATATACTACTCCCTGTAAGATTGTTTATGATTTCAGTCTTTGTGACAGTAAAGTTACCGCCAATACCCATAAGGTCTAACTTCTCCAGAAACTCTGGTATAATCGACATACTTGCTGAAGTCATCGTATATCGAGTAAAAAGTATCTTATGCCCTTTTTCGTAAGTTAGTAATACTAAGAATGTATTTACCGCAAAAGACTTTCCGCTACCTCGCCCACCAGTACAGATATGGTATCTGGATTGAGACTTGAATAACGAATGATACTTTGGATTAAGGTTAACATTCTTCATTACTAAGTGATAGGTATAACGCTACAGAATGAACACTGTTTCTCGCATCTCTCTCTACCTATCTCATATTCAACACAATCAAACTCCTTTTCACTTCTACTATTAAAGAACGGAGAATAACTATTCTTTATCTTTTTTGCCATCGTCTTGTATTTCAGCGTCAATATCAATAGTTTTCTCTGGGTCTAAGAATGATATTACAGGAATGTTCACTTCCTGTTTTACATTCAAATCTTTTTGTTCTTTCGGTTTACCGTACTTGTACTCCCACAGTAGGCGTAAGTGTGGGAAGGAATCTTTACTCATATTCGCAAGTGCTTCCCACGCTTTCTTCTCACTACCAAAGGCACGTTTCATTGAACCAAGAGCGAAGTTCTTTATCTCCTCTTCTTTCGCTTTTGGCTTACGCCCTTGCCCTCTTGATATCCCTTTGACCGCTCCGTTATTTCTGCGCCCATCGGAATACTTAACGTGCTCTTCTTTTACGATAGTGGGTTGGTTTGTTTTGGGCTCTGGTTTCTTTGGAGCTGGTTTGGGTTTGGCTTTCGCCTCAGCTTCTTTACGTTTCTTCTCAGCTAACCACTTTTGTGTTTTGGCGCTGATAACTCCCTGTTTCTTAAACTCTTGCTCTTCAGACATACACCATCTTTAATTAAAGTAACTACTTTTTCTCTTCGGTGTTTTCTTCTTTAGGTAGCTTCTCCATTATAGCCTGAATCATAATGTACATTCTGGTCACTGCCTTCTCAAGTTGAGATATTCTTTGAGCCTGAGTTAGTTTCTTTTGTTTCATCTCTTCTTATTTAAGTCAACGTATGTAGCACGTTTATTAGTTCTATGATATTGATAAGTATTGCGCCATTCAGGAATAGGAATGAACTTAATATCCTTATCTATTTCAGCTTTCGTTTTCCTTCTCATCATTCGTGTGTTACTATATTAGAGTTATAAACTACTGTCTGTTGATTACGAGGCTTTATCTCTTTCTTAGCGACCTCCACAAGCATACGGAGCTTTTGAGTTATCTGTTCTATCTTATCTTCAGGTACGCCATTAATAACATCAGATATCTCCTTACACTGTCTTATAATTCTTTTTTGCGCCTTCAGTTTAGATTCAAGTATTTTATTCTTTAGATACACATCTGCAATAGCTTCGTTCTGTAAACTAATCTCTTTTGTGTATTCACTAAGAACGCAGTGGAATCTATTGTTTAACCAGTCATCGTTTCTAACCATATTATCGAACTGGTTAATGCTATGTAATACGGTGGCGTGATTCTTTCCGAACATCCTGCCTATTCTGGTGTAAGTATGTTTATGGAAACTATGCAGGACTTTATACATAATCATTCGTGCATATACAACCTCCCTTTGTCTTGTTTTTTTCATTGGGTCTGCCTTGCAAACCTCTTTTGTAATGTCTCTTAATATATCAAAATCAGTATTCATCTAACTCTTGTTTAAATAGAACGTAAGCATTCGATAGCCCTTGACAAGCCTCATAGTTCTCCTCATCCTTGAAGTGCTGTAGTAGATACTTTAACTCATCCACTTTCAGCACTCCCATTCTGAGTGACAAAAGAATGTCGTTCTTATATTCTTCTATTAATAATTTATAATCGTCTTCAATCAAAGTGTGCCTCGAATAGTATAGTTGTGCAATTCATTCATACCATTCTCTATCTCATCCGTATATACTTGAACTGCTCTCTCTACTAAACTTTCGCCTAAGTTATAAAATTCCTGCGAAACGTCAAAGATTCCTATGTCATAAGTTTCTTTGTTTATCGCCAGATAATATATGTCTTTGTAATCTACATCGAATAACTTACTATAGATATACGCCTGACACATATACTTATACTTATTTGCGCTCCAGTGAAACTCATTCATATCGCTACTGGTTGTCTTTAAATCAACCATACGCCCTGAACCTAAAGCATCAGCTTTACCTCTAAAGGGTTTACCAAACATCATACTCATTGATGGCACTTCTTTATCAGTACCATCTAATAGTTCTCTGGCGTATTTATTATCGTGAATCGCTTGAGCCATATACATAGCTGAGTCGTGTTCTTTGATTGTATAACTCTCCGAGTTCTCGCTAAGTGCTTCTTTGAATGCTTTGGTGTTTCTACTCTGTACATCCACAAAGTTTAGCTTCTCAAACTTGTGAGGCTCTAAAACCGCCAAGTGAACGAGCCTCCCCTGCAAAAGCGCAGGGGTGTCGCTACGTTGTCTTAATGATTTTAAGTAAGCCTTTGGAGAATCCAAAAGTGTCTTTACCGAACTACTGCTAAGAGCATACTTTCCTAAGTAACCGTAGTAGAACTCGTCACTGTCCATCTCTTTGAGTATCTCATCGTATTGCCAGAACTTTCCATCCAGCGTCATTATTGTATGCTTCATATCCAAGTGTGTGGGTGAAAGTGATTGAATACACCCCACAGGGCTTTCCTCATCTCTTCTTTCTGTTGTTTATATTCCTCTGTATTCATACGAGCTCTCTCCTGTTGAGCTTCGTAGTATTGGCGTTCCATATCCTCATAGAACGCTCGTGTTGCATCGTCTCCAGCCTCTTGCTGTTGTCTCTCGACAAACTTGATGAACTCTTCTCCTGACTTTCCCATTATCGTATATATTTGATTGTGTATTTAATAAACTTCTCTATCCAGTTAAGTGCTGTCCTTAACGGTGTCTCTACTCCGTGATATATAACAAGGAGTATAGTTTCTAAGCAAAAGAACACAATAAGTGTTACAATCGCTACAGATACTCGTAAAAGATTAAGGGGATGTAATATAATTCTCTTTATAATCATCTGTACTTGATTTGAGTACAAATATATAAAAGAATTACTTAATAAACAAAATTGTTAATTACTTTTTAGGATTGAATTGGTCTTTGAAGATTGTCTGGCAAACACTGTAACGCTGGTCTCTATTGGGAAACTCTTCTCCCATCTTGGCGTTTCCCATACATCTTTGAATGAAGTCTTTGTTTTTCTCGTATTTCTTAGGTCGTAGTAGTGGCATACTAAAATAACTTCATACTTTATTATTGTTTGACAAAGAATATCTATATAAAACTTCTTTTTTAATAAGGTACGCCTTCTTTTGTTTACTATCTCCTTTACCCACAAACTTACATAGTGGTGGGTTTGTTTCCTCTATACATCTCTTTATTAAATCAACAGTAAACCAAGTTAAAGAATATCCATCCCACCAAACCCAATAATCAGCTTCAGTAGTTGATAACGCTGAAGGCTTTCCATTAAATTCAATTTCAACAACTATATTACCAGTATATTTAGATTTCTCATCCGATTTTACTTCAATGGACTTTGATATCTCAGGAACAAACAAATCATACCCCTTGAAGTACCCTTCTATCTTATATGCTTTTGGATAGGTCTTTTGAATTACAGATAAGACTTTATGTTCTATTTGCTCACCTCTACTTAAATCTCTATTAAAAGTTTCGATTACGTTATTTGTCATACTCTTTATATATCTTATATAACTTATCGTGGACACTACTTAGGAAACAGGGAGTGCAATTTGTAGGTTTAGTGTTTTGATGGAGAACTCTGTTGTATATACGAAGTAACTCCTTTTGCTGTATTGAACTTATTGTACTTGGTTTATCAGTAAAGTACATATCTAAATAGTTGTACTCGTCTTCAGTCAAACACTCTGGATTAACATAGGGAAACATTTTATTTAGTGTTTGCTTACGCTCTTCACATCCACAGTCCTCA